GCGCGGGCTACGGTCGAAAGGTCGCCGCCGAAGTCCGAATAGCTGTTGGGTTCCAGACCGTACCAAACGGCCCCGTCGCCGCTGCCGGGCGCGCCGCCGCCGTCGGGAAGTTGCTTCAAGCATTCTTCTTCGGCGAATGCCAGCCCGGTAATATTGCTGTCGATTTTGTTAATTGAACAAGGCATGTTGAATGCTCCTTAACCTAATTCGTCGTATTCAAATTCGGTAACGACGTTAAACCGTTCGTACAGTTCTTCGGGCGATAGTTCGTTTATCCTTACGTTACGAAACCAAATTTTGCCGGGCGTAGTCTTTCCGCGAAACGCATTGCGGGCCAGCTTCGCCAGCTTTTGCCCCAATTCGAAAGCTTGCGTATTTGACTTCGGGCAAAACAACTGTACGAACACAAGACCCGACGCCGTATACTTCTTTTGCCCCGGCAAGCCTTCGCAGTTGGACAAAGAAGCTTGTTCTTCGAATACGGTTTGTTTCGACAAGCGAACCCAAAACTTCGAACCGTCGGGCAAGTCGCGATATTGCACGCCCTGCCAACGAATTTCGGGAACGTAGCCGACAAGCGCGGTCGTTCCGGCGTTCCAAGCTGCCAGAAAAAGCGCGTTAATTTCGTCGTTTACGTCGTCGTATTCAATCATGCTTGAAAGACCATTGTATAAAGTACCTTTTGGCCGTTCGGCGAAAGTACGTCAATATAAGCCAATCGCATTTCGACGCCGTTACGAATAACAACGTCTTTCAAATTCGGTTCAAACGGAACGTTGCCCATAAGCCCCATTACCGAACCCTTCGGAACTTCGGTGCCCTTTATGAAGTTGAACGTTTCTTGCGTCTGCCGGTCAACCGGAAGAAAGCAAATCGTAACGTCGTTGTTCGTCGGCGTAGCTGCGCCCGGTTCCCAAGGCTTGTTCGGGTCGGTCGGCGTCGGGTCGTTGATAACACGCCAAACTACCTTTTCGCCGTTCTTTGCGATAAGCCTTTGCGCTGTTGCTATTGCCCTGTCGAAGCGTGCCATTCGTCAAACCCTTAGCGTACGAAGCGCGAACTTGTTTGCCGCGCATTCGCCGAACAGCGGGGCCAACAGCGCATTAACTGCGGTAAATGTGGGCATAATCCCAACGGCTACCGGGTCGGCGTATTCGGTTTCGATTGGCCCGACTTTTTCGCGGGTTATGTAATCCTGCGGCGAAATGTTCGGTTGAAGGTCGAAGCCCGCATTAATTGCGATTGCAAGTTGCACTTGCGCGCCGATAAGCGATTGCGGAATAACGTTCGTCGGGAATACGTCGCCGTTTAGTTCTACGCCAGTTCGCGGCCATGCTAAAGCCTGCGTCGAAGACGTGCGGTCGCCTTGGTAGCGGCATTCTTGCGCTTCCAAGTAATCCGACGCTTGAATAAGCATTGCGGCCAATTCGTCGTCGTCTGCCGGAAGCGCAATGCCCCGGTTCGCTGCGTACGTGCGGGCGTCTGCTACGCTTACGTAGCTATTCGCACCGGCTACGCCGCTTCCGTCTTCGACAGTTATTGTAATTGCCATTAAATCAGCCCTTCGGGTATTACGACTTCGGCGAATGCCAAGGCAAGCCGAATGCCGGGGTTAGTTCCTGCGGCTTCGTTCGTCAACTTCAACAAAAGCGAAGTACCGGGCGGAAATAGTGTCGGAAGTCCAGCGCCGCCAGCTACGGCGGTTTTGTTGCCAGACCCAAAAAGGAAATCAACAGGAATTGCGGTGCCGCCAGAAACGCCGGTAGCGCCTGCGGTTACGACCATATCCGGGGCAGCTTCGCCAGCGAATAGGTTTATTGGATTTACCGGCGTTCCGGGCGTAAACGTTGCGCCCGCGATATTTTCCAGCCTTACCGGCCCTTGGCCTGCCGACAAATCGCGGATATATACGGCGGTATGCTTGGTCGCCGACATTACGAAGGAATAGTAATATTCGTCGGCGCTTGCGATTGATTCGCGAAGATGCGACCAAAAGAACCCGCGTTTACGGAATACATGCCCGCGCGGGTCGTTCAAGTCGGACAAAAAGCCCCAATCGGCTTCGTTCCAAAGTTCGGCGTTTTCGCGAACACGACGACCGCTTTTCGGGTCTTGGAACTTTAAGTAATCGTCGTTCGCCATGATTTCACCTAATACATTCTAAGAACCTTTGTTATTGTACGGCGAATGCCTGCCCACACTAGAAGCGGGGCAGGCTGTCCGGGTTACTGGTTCGGCTGCCAGTTGGCAGGCTTGCCGCCCTGCGCCGCGCCGGGCTGGCCGGTAGCTGCGGCAGGGTTCGCCGGTTTCTGTTCGCCTTCTTTCTTACCGCTGGCCTTCGGTGCCTTGCTGTCGCCGACCTTTTCGGTAAGCTTTTTCAGTTCGGCGGCCTTCGCCTTAATGGCTTCTTCGGCGGTCGGAAACTTCTTCGCGTAGATTTCGGGCACCTTGCCCGCTACGCCGTCGCAGATTTCCAGCGAATGCGGTTCGGAAGGAACGGCGCGCGCGTTGCGGAATACGACAGTCGCGGTAAGTTCTGCGGCTGCGGCGAAGTCTTCGGGCGTCGGCGCGTGGCCGTCTACGAAATACAGGATTTTTGCCGGTTTCATTCTTCGATGCTCCTTACGGGGTTACGTTAGAAAGAACGGGGCCGAAGCCCCGTCCGTTCGGTCTTAGTGAACTTCGACCACGACGCCCGCCAAGTCTTTTTCGGACGTGGCGTATCTGTCCCAATTGGTCGAAATGAACAACGCCGCGTCGGTCGGCGACTTGCCGCCGTTCGCCTTGTCCCATGCGAAACCGCGAATACCGACGTTGTACGACCATTCGGCTTGATAGACGCGAATCAAGTTTTCGTCGCCGGTCTTGCCTTCTTCCATTGCGTCGAAGTCGTTGTTTTGGCCGATAAGAACCGCGCCCGGAACCAGACCCAAAATGTGATAAACATTCGGAGTACCAGCCGCAAACAGGTTCGGCGAATCGGTCATAACCAACAGCTTGCCGAACGGGTCGCGAATAACGTTCACGGTGCCGTAAGTAAACAGGCGTTCGGAGTTGTTAAGGTTGTTGGCGTACAGGCCGTGCATTGGCGTACTGTGCATAATCCATACGCCGATTTGCGAAGAAGCGTCGCCGAACTTCGCTTGGCCGTTGTTAAGGTTGTTCCAAGTCGGGCCGTCGGCTGGCGCAGTGTTGCCGGTTGCGTCGTAAACAACGCCCGGAATCTGCGCAAGGGCCGAATAAGCCGCGCCAAGGCCAACGTTCAACATATCGGCCATCGTATCGACGGCGAGTTGCTGCCCCATTGCCGCGCCTGCGACTTCCGGGTTCTGTTGAATCCAACGGAATTGGCCGGGGTCAAGGCGAACGGGCGGGGTGCCTGCCGCAACTTTAACGGAAGTATCGACCAAGTGTTGCAGGGTCTTTTCTGCGACAGCGCCGGAACCGTAGGCGTTACGACGGCGAACAAGGCCGCCCGTTACCTTGGCGAAAAACGCAACGTCGGAAAAGTCGCCTTGGTGCGCCGCGCCTTGAAGAACCAGCGCGCCACCCGTAGCGGCGTTGAAAAGGTCGATTTGCTGGCGCAGCACTTCGGAAAACGAAGCGTACGCATATTCGGAGTAAACCGCGAGGTCAGAAAGTGCCATGATATAGCGTCCTTATTCAGTTTGTGCCTTCGCTTCTTTAAGATGGGCCGCAAGTTCTGTCGGATTCATCTTCGAAAGGTCGGCGGATTTGTCGGATTGACCGTCTATTTTCGGGGCACCGCCGCCGTTCTGCGAAGGCTTACCGGCACCGCCGGACGCCTTACTAGCTGTAATAATAGCAGAAAAATCCTTGTTTGCAATAAATTCGTTCGACAATTCTTCGATTGTCATTGCCGAAGGCTTGCCGTCCTTGTCAAGAATGCGGGTCTTCGGTTCGTCGCCTTCGAAGTCGGCTTGCAGCCGGGCGCGAATATGCGGAAGGATAATCGCCGGGGCGTTCGAAATCTTGTGGGCAATCTGCGACGCTACGTTATCGACAAGCGTTTTCGTAGTGTGGCCGGTAAGCTTGCCCAACTTGCCTTCGTATTCGGCTTTTTGGTCGTCAAGCTTCTTTTGCCACGACTTTTCGAGCGTTTGAATGTCGCCCTTTTTGCGCGCGTCGTCGCCGTTGATACGGTCTAGTTCTTCTTGCGCTTCCCGCAGCTTGGTTTCTGCGTCTTTGCGCAACTGCGCTTCGCGGTCTTTGGCGCGACGAAGTGCGCCCGTATCTTCTTCGCCGTCAACGTCAAGGCGGAAGCCGTCGCCGTCTTCGACGTATTCGGCTTTCAGCGCGTTGGACAACTTCGCGTGTTCTTCTTTGGTCAGTTTCTTTTTAAGTGCCATTGGTAAGGACTCCTTACGGGTTAAGCCGATTCACCGAATCAGCGGGATAAAATTTCTTTAATCTTGCTTGCAAATTCCTTGTACGTCAACGGTTCTTGCTTGTCGTACTTCGGAAGGTCTTTCGCTTTCATTCGGCCTTCGCGAATCGCCGCGCCGCCTTCTTCGCCCAAAATGTCGTCTTGCACTGCGGCAGGTTGACGGGCAACCCAAGTATAAAACGATTCGCCGTCTATGTCACTTCCCGGCACGTATGGCGCGATATGCGAACGGCACCGGATATGCGCGGGCGGCAACGGCCCTTCGCCGTACCGATAGACGTTGCGGTTCCGCTTTATGCAAATGTCCGTCGTACTGCCGTCTATTACGGAATACCAAGCGTACCGGCTGTAAATTGCCGACGCGACGCCAGCCGAAACAATCGCCGCAACGTGCGCCGTTGCCGTACTGATTACCGAAGCGGCTTGCGCGTTTATGCGGTGCAACTGCGACGGCGTGCCTTGGATGCTTTGCCCGTCGCCGATAAGTTCGGTTAACGTTTCTTCGACGGTAAGTTTATTCGCCCATGCCTTGCGAATGATACTTTCGACCCCGGCTTGGGCCGAATTGGCGAACGTCTTTATAAACGGCAGCAAGTACAGGCCATTTGCCGGAAGCGGCGCGTTTGTTACCGAAGACCAAAGCCGGTCGTTATCGCCCGTAATAGCCGCGACGCCGTACAAAGGCGAAGCCGAACCAATAAACCCGGCGATAAATCGAATCGACTTTTCGTCCGACGCTATTTCGTCGTAACCCAATTCGCCTTCGAATTGAAGATGCGTTGAAACCATAGCGCGGCGGTTTACTTCCAAATCGACGGCCATAAAGTCTTTAAGCTGTTTAATAAGCTGTTCGGTATACGTCGAATAAATCTTAGATTGCGATTGCCGAAGTTCGGCGACAAGCTTATTAAGTTGCGCCTTCGAAAGACCGTCCAACGACTTATAACGAACCCGCCCCAACAAATCCGAAAGAACTTCGCTAACTTCACGAAGTACGAAGACGAATTGGCGCGCTTGCCAAACCTTCACGTCTTCAACGTATACGGCAAGGCGCGTCGCAACGTCGTATAATCGTTTATTCTGCGACAGTGCCATAGTTACGCGCCCCCGCCACCATTGCCCACATTATCGCCAGCGGGCGGCGTGTTGCCGTCGCCGGGCGTGTTCGGCACGCCTGCAAGTGCCATTGCGTCGGCGGTATCCTGCGCAATCTTGACTTTCGCTTTGGCGTCGTCTTCGGTAGCGACGCCAGCTTTACGCAAGCCGGTTCGCATTTCTTCAAAGGTAATTGCGCCTTTCTGCCATTCTTCGATAGTCTGGCGGCGTTCTTCCGGGGTCATGCGGGCTATGTCGAAGTCCGTATTAAGTTCGAACTTAACCCCGCTGTCGGGCTGGCCGACCCAACGCGCCGCCCATTTCAACGCCCATTCGAAGGCTGCCGATACGTTCTTGGTTGCAGTTGACAGCGTAGAACCTTCGGACGCCGCTTCTAATTCGGCTTCGGTTGCGGTGCGCTGTACTTCTTTTTGTTCGACAAGCCGGGCACCAAGCGCGACCATTTGTCGTTCTTTCGTGTCCATTGCTTCTTTTAACATCGTGTTCGGTTGGGCCTGTAACAACTTAGCGTCGGCCCCGGACGGAAGCGGAATTCCGCCACGGCTGCCGAAGGCGACAACGCCTTTAAGCACATTGTTAACCCATTCTTCGGTAAGGCCGATAAGAACGGGCGTCGGCTGTCCTACGACGTAGCAACTTTCTTCGTAATCCGCCGAATTGCGATAGTGCGCCATATTCAGCGACGCCAAGTCGTAGAAGTTCGGGTTATCCGGGTTCGCGTCGTTGTTTTCCGACCCGAAGAACATAAACGGAATTTCGCGAAGGCGTTTGCCCTGCGCGTCGGTAGGCTTGAAGGTTTCGTGTATCGTGTAATTACCGCGCGGAATCTTCGAACCGTCGGCCTTTGTGGGGTTCGGTTCGCGCCATACTTCGTGGATATATTCGCCGTTTTCGTCCAGACGCAAAACGCGGAATTGACCCGACATTTTCATTTCGAAACCGTCGTCTTGTACGCACCAAGTTTCGAACAGTACGACAAGCGATAAGATTTCTTCCGCGCCCCGGTCGGTTGTGCGCCAATTGATAATTTCGGTCGGGTTATATACGTATAACGTCGGGCGAATGTTGCCGCTTTCAAGGTCGGCGATACTTGCGCCGCCTTCGCCTTCGGTCGTCGGGTAATCGACCAACAGACCGCCGCGCGAATACGCCAAGTTTACCGATACAGCCTTTTTCGCAAGCTGCGTAAGATTGATACCCGAACCCGTCGCATTGGCGACAAGCGGGTTAAGCAACGCCGGAACTTTAATAACCGGGTCGCGCATGAACACTTGACCGACCAAACCGAACAGGGTTCGCCGGGCGACGTTGTAGAATACGGCGCGCTTCAAATACGCTTCGTATCGCGCTTTATTTTCCTTCGATTGGTCTTCCGCATTCGGCATCGGAAGGTAAGTCGTACGCGCCGCCTTTACGGTCGGTTCGCCTGCGATAGCGTCGCGAATCAAATAATAAAGCGGAAAAAGCTTCGACAGTTCGGGGCGCACAAAAGATACGTTCGGCATTGTTCGGTTTCCTTTAACTTGGCATTGATACTTTGACTTTTACGGCGGCTTTGTTCGCGCCCTTCAACGTGCGATAGCGCACCATATCGTAAACATGGTCTTCGGCCTTCGTGTCTACGTCGTCAATCTTCTTTTCGTCGCGCGGTAGCGGCGGCAACAGTTCAACCGAAGCAACGCAATTCGACATAAAGTATATACCCGGCCCTTCCCTTTTAACAGACGCTTCTAGCCTATCGCGCAACAATTGTAAACCTATTACGCGCGAACCCGGCGATTTATCCGATTCTAACCAGCGAACGCCCTTCTTCGACATAAGCTTTTCGGTTGTGTCTAGTTCGCTGTCGATTACCTGCCTAATGCGATTGTCTGCCGGGCCGGGCCAAGGTTGCGATTCAATCCAGCCGTTCGCCATCATTGAAACTTCGCGGTCTATGATACCTTCGGCAATGTTCGACGCCGACATTTTAAGACCTTGGTTCGGTATAAATTCGCCCTTTTCGTCTTTGGCGCAGCCGTACCATTCGAATATCTGAATAAGCGAACCCGGTTGCGGGCAAAACGTGTATTCGGTGCCGTCGCTAAGAACTATCGTCGCTTCGGTTCCGTCGGCTTCCGCCCACCAGCCCACACTAAACGGATGCGAAGACCCGTCGTCGTACGTGCGGTCGATTCGCCAGCTAGAAGGCACGACGAAGCGCGGTACGACGTGTATTGTCGAATCCCAAAGGTCGTCGATTGCACCGCCTGCGGTAACGTCCCAATCGCCATACAACCAAGCGCGACGCAAGTTCGGTTCTTTGATACTTTCCAGTTCGGCAATATACGAAGGCGGAAGGTACGGGTTTTCCTTGTACGAACCGAAGATAGCGATTTGCGTTATTGTGTGGGTTTCTTCTTGTTCCGTCGCAGGGTTATAAATCTGGATTTCGCGACGTACGACAGTTCCGCGCGGCGCAACGGTAATAAAACGCTTCTTAACCCAATTATGCCCCGGCCCGCTTGGGTTCGTCGTGCTGAATACTTCGCACTTAATATGCGGAAGCGGTTTGCCGTCGAACGTTGCGTAAATTACGTTACCTTCTTTCGTGTAACGCGGTTTACCGTCCGGGCCAACAGCTTTCGGCGTGTCTTTGATTGGGTCGAAGGTAACGCGGTTAACTGACATAAACTTGTCGTAAAGGTCGCCGCTTGGATGCTTCGTAAGTTCGTTCCAGCCGATAAACGGGTATTCGTGGCCGTGGAAGCCTTCGTAGTCCGAAACCTTCTTAACGTGTCGAAACAAAAGTTCTTCGCCAGACGGCCAAACCCATTTATAAGCCGACGTTGATTCGTAAAACTTGCCGCCGTCTTTTAGCTTTCCGTTATCGCCGAACCATTTTTTCGATTCGGCAACAAGGCCGCCCAAATGGTCAAATTCCAAATCAAAGATAACGCCGCGCCAGAACTTGCCGTAACCTTTGCCGACGTTACGATAAAAGCGCATAAGCTGTGTAAGCGTCTTACCGGGGCCGCGTGCGCCTTCGTACAGCGTATGCGCTGCCATCGAACAAAGGGCGATAGTCTGCGACCCCGGAAGGGGCTTAAATACGACTTCATACGGAACAGGTTTCGCCCCGTTCGTATCAATGGCGAGTGCGTGCATTTTCTAACAATTCGCGCTGTTGCCGTGCGGCTTCCGCTTCCCATTCGTTTTCGTTAGCGAATACGGGCATTTCGACGACGCGGTTTACGTTCGTCGTTACGTTAACGTTTGTTTGCGGTTTTTCGATGAACCCGCGAACGTCGGCGTAAAGCTTGGCAAGCTTCGCGTATTCTTCGGGCGTCGGCGGAATGGTTACGCCGTTCGGAAGCGTCGTACCTTGCATACGCTGCCAAATGTCGCGGGCAAGGTCGCCTTTGCCCGGAAGAAATGCCATATCGCCGCCTTCGTCGGTAAGGCGCTTTTGTTCGGCCTTAACTTCGGCGTCGTTCGGCCAATGGTTCGCAACCCATAGCGCGCGATTCGTGTTGTTCGGAAACAGCGAAAGCGCAGCCTTAAACGGGTCGCGTTCTTTCAAAAGAAGGGCCGCGTATGCGGCCTTTTCTTCGCTTTCTTTCAGTTCGTCGGACATAGTGTCGGCCTAGTTTATACGTCGTTGGCTTCACTATACCGCAAGCCCCGCGTTCTGTTAAGGCTTGTCCGCAGATTTAGGCGGCGACTGCGGCCCGCAATTGCGTTCGACGGCTTCGTTATGGTTCAGAATTTGCCGGGCCGTGCCAGCGGTCAAGCCGTCGGCCTTCGAAATCCAAATAGGCGCAACCCATTTGCAAGCCGTGTCGATTACAACGGGCTTCGTTTGCACGGCGTCGGCGATGCTTTGCGGTTCAGTCCCGCGACCATTCGTCGCGCAGCCGCTTAGTAACTTCGTCGTCGTCAAAAGTAGAATTATCGGAAGCAACTTCTTTCGCATTTTGTACCGCCTTTACCTGTTGTTCGGAAGCTTCGCGGGCTTCGTTAACTTGGCGAACTGCGATTGCTTCGCGGTCGTTTGCCCGTTCGTTTGCTGCGTTGGCTTCGGCCTTGGTTGCGCCGGATTTGCGACCGGCATAAAAAATACTTGCCAGCATGACAAGACCCGCGCCGATTGCGGCAAGCCATTTGCCAAACTTGGCCCAAATTACGGAAAACATGCGCCGCCCCTTTAAGCTTCATTCGTTGAAGGTTCGCCGTTCGACTTCAACAGCGGCAGCGAATAGCGTTCTTCAAGCGGAACGCTTTTAACTGCGGCTTTGTTTCGCCAGAACGACGGCCAGAAATAGCCGGTTACGCGGGATACTGCGAACGGTGCGATACTTACGGCGTTCGACTGATTACCGCCAAGAACCATAAGATTACCGCGCGCATCCTTGCCCACAATAAAACCGACGTGACCGCCGCCGCTTCGCGTGAAGGTCACAAGCGCGCCGTATGCGGGCCGGTCAAGCTTCGTAAGCTGCGGGGCTTCCCATGCCCGCGCCCTGTACCATTCGCGGACGACGTAGCGCCCGGCTACGCCCAAGCAATAGCCGACGAACAGTCCGCACCAAGGCGTTTCGTCGTCGTGCCACCAAGCGCGGGATTCGTTGGAAAATTCGCCCATGCGGTCAAGCATGGCAAGAAGCTTCGGGTTATGCGAAGTCTTCGAAGTGTCTTCGCGAAGGCCGATATATTTTCGGGCTTCGGCTACCCAAGGAAGTTCGTTATTCATCGGTCGGCCCCTTGTTCAAGGTCTTTTGCTTGACAAGGCGGGCAACGATGGAAAGCGCGAAAACAACAACGCCGATAAGCGGCATATACTGCGGCGGAATCGACGACTTCAATTCGTGCGGAAGGATTGCCCAAGCGGCCAAAGCTGCGTCGGGAAACGCAACAAGAAGGCCAGTAATTGCGGTGCCGACTGCGGCCAGTCGAACCGACCAAAAGCGCCACCAATTGCGCCAATCTTCGATAAGTTCGGGCTTCTTCATTTGTCGGCCTTTTTGTCTATCTTGTCTTCGATGCGGTCAAGTTTGGCGAAAATCGCCATTATGTCGCGGTTCATATCGTCGCGCTTGACGTACTGTCCGGCTACAAGAACTTCGATATTGCCGACTTTATCGGCCAACTTCGAATCTTGCGCTTGAAGTTCTTTAAGCGACTGCCACATAACGCGCATCCACCAACCGCCCAAAGCGCCGATAATTGCGACGGCTACGTTAAAAAACTGTTGTTCGTTCATTCACTGCCCCGGCCCCAAAATGTATTTGGCCGAAGATTAGCACGGATTAGCACAAATTGACAAGAAAGGCAAAAGAAAACCCCGACACAATGGCCGGGGTTTCCGTTGAAGCGTAGGCGTAGGGCGGGCCGTAGCCCGCGCCGTTGCTTACTTGGTGCGCCAGACGCGCGCGCCGCCTTCGACCGAACGAACAACGAACTTGCGGGTTTCGACCATGACGGGCACGGTTTCGCCCTTCTTGTTGGTCTTGGTCGCGCCGTCTTCGGAAGGCACGGCGAAACGGGCGGTTGCGCTGGAAACGGTCGAAGCAAGCGACTTCGCGGCGTTCGGCTTTTCTTCGCTGTTCGGAACGAAGAAGCTTTGGCCGACTTCCAGCGCGTCGAACGGGTAAACGTTACCGCCACGACCGCGACCGCTGCCGGTCGGCATGGGTACGTTGTCTTCGATGGCGAAGGAAGTAGCGACCGGGGCGGAAGTTGCGGCGGTGCCGGTTTCGGTGTTCTGGTTCATTTCGTCGATTCCTTTTTGGGTTGCGCGGGTTGCGATTTCGCCCGCTTCGTTGGTAACTGCCGGGTTGATTTCTACCATACCGGCTTCAACAAGCGGGCCATGTACGGCAGGCGAAGTATACAGACCATTCGGCCCGGCTGCAACAATTTCGGCAAGGCCGATAACCGGGGCGGCGGTGTTCTTCTTCGCGGTCGATTTCTTGGTAGCCATTTTGTGTAACTCCTTAACGTTAAGGTTATGTCGCGTTATTGCGACGGGTTGATTTTACGCCGACCGTTCGTTGTGTCAAGCGGTCAACGCAAAATTTCTTCAATTTCTGCGATGCGTTCGGGCGTGCATTCAGAATCGTAAATTTTGTCGTAATCCGGCCAAACGCCTTTCGCTACGTTGTCACAATACAACAGGTGCGCGCGGGCTTCGTCTTCGAAGTCCATTTGCCCGACCATGCCAAGCAACGCGACGAAGGCGACGATTCCAGCGATAACAAGAAGCTTACGGTTCATTGTGGGCACCTTTGTTCGTTTCGATGGTTGAAGCTTACGACGGCTTCGAACCTTTGTCAAGTGAATTTGCGACATTTTCGTAACCGACTTGCGCGATACGTTGGGCCATTAGGCAAGCGTTCTGCGCTTCGATTAACGACGACAACAGCTTATCAAGTTCGCCGACCCTTGGCAAGCGTTCGATAACTTCGATTTGCGCTTGCAAGTATTCGTATTGCTTAGAAAGCGATTGATACATTACAGGCGCAGCGGCAAGCAAGTTATACAACGCAGGGTCAACGGTAACACGCGGCCCGAATGCGACGAAGCTTCCCGCAGGGTTCAGCGGGTCGGCCTTCGGTGCGCCGATATAGTTTTGCGTCGTTGGGTCTTGATAGAACAACAAGCCTTCGATTTGCGAATGGTCTAGCGGTTTCATGTTCGTTAATCCATTGTAAACAGGCATTCGACGCCCGCTTGGTTAAAGATGCGTTCGGCTTCGTCGGCAGACGCGCGCCAGTCTGGCGATATATGCCCACAATAAGCGACGACGCGACGGATACCGGCCCGAACGATGCGGTCGGCACAAATGGCGCACGGAAACAGCGGCGAAACGTACAGCGTACACGCGGACAAGTCTTCGCCCGGCGCAGCCTGTCGAATTGCGTTGTCTTCGGCATGAATTACGACCGCGTGTTGTTCGTCGCGCGTCATGTTCAGAAAAACGGCGTCGTCGAAGTCGCGCGGCGGGCCGTTGTACCCAAGCGACGCAATCGACCGATTCGGGCGCACTATAGCCGCGCCGATGCGCTTACGCGGCCCTTTCGACCATCCGGCGACGTGTTCGGCCAGTTCAATAAATCGCGCGTCCCATTTCGACAGGGCTTCGCGCGGCACGTAAGTTACGCCCATTACTGCGGCCAGAACTTGCCGGGGTTGTAATCTTCGGCCAAGCCCCATTCGCGTTCGTTGGCAAGCTTCTTGCCGCGAATTTCGCCGCGTGCCTTGGCAACCTGCGCGCGTTCGATGGCTTCGCGAATACGGCGTTCTTGTTCGCGCTTCGCCTTCATTTCCCGCAGTTTAAGCCAAACAGCGGCAGCAAGCGCGGCAAGTCCGATTGTCATAAAAAGCGGGTCAATGTTCATAATAAGCTTCTTCCTATCGGTAGGGCTTCTATAAGCCGTTCGTATTCCTTGCGCTTATCTTCGTACAACCTTCGTTCGTTGTCAAGCTTCTTTTTCCATTTTCGCCAAGCATACGCCGAAACTGCGGTTTCTGTCACACTTACGACGATTAGTACGATTTCAAGGGTCGAAAGTTCCATTATTCGAAGCCCGGTATTACGTCGTTCGGGTTGCCGCCTGCGGCCTTGTATCCTTGGCAATAGCGGAACGCCTGTACGGCGTCCATTTCGCCGCCGCAGTTCGTGCAAGCAAACTTTGCCCCGAAGCGGTACGGCGGGTCGCCGATTTCGAAACGATGGCGGGCGCAACCGTCAATCTTCGCCCGGTTGGCCTTAACAGCTTCGAACATTTCGCGCGCTTCGTCCTTATTCATCTTCGACCGCCCTTAACGACAAGTCGCCTTTGAAGTTTACGACGCCGTGCCCCAAGTCTTGCACGATGAAACCGCCCGACACGTATTCGAATTCGCCGCTTTGCAGCATTTCGCCCGCATGGTACAGCGCGTCGCCCATGCGGGCCGCCTGCGCGGGCGACAGGGCCGTAACGGTAGCCGACGGGGCGTCGGGGCCATTGGCCCGGAACAGGGCCGCCATAATGAAGCCAAGGACAACGCCGACGGACAGGGCCGCCCATGCGATAAGCCAATAAGACATTTTCGTTACTCCTTCGTTAATAATCGTAATCGTAATCCGGTTCGTAATCCGGTTCGTCGCGTTCTTCCTTGTAATTGTATTCGCCGTCGCCAGCTTCGTAAAGCTTGTCGGCGATTGCGTCCAATCCTTTTGGAAGTTCTTTGTAATCGACTTCTTCGCCGTCGATAAAGTACGTCGGGTCGCTGGCGTCGCTTTCGTCCGGGTAACAATCTTCCCAAGGGCCGGAATAGCGACCGGGCGTAACCGACAAGACGTATTCGCACGACAGAACGCGACCGTCGGTCATTTCGAATTCGGTTGTTACATTATATGCGGGCATTGTCGTTACTCCTTGGTTCGTTCAACTTACGAAGAAGTGTACGACAGCTTCGAAGCTACGTCAAGCCTTTTTCGCAAGTTGCAGCAACGCCGAAGCCGACGACCGTTTGCCGACGCATACGTTACGCGGCGTGCATTCGCGGTACAGCAGCCAATAACCCGGCTTCGTTACAACGAAACAGCGTTTCGAACGCGCAATGCTGCGGGCTTCGTCTATCAATTCTTCGTCGGTCTTTTTCATTCTTCGCCCCTTATCAAGTACGGTTGATACGGCGGCAACTTCGACGCGCGATACAGCTTGCCGCCTTCGACGTAATACCGTTCGCCATAGCAAACGGACAAATGCCCGGCGATGCGGTCAAGGGGCCAGCCCACAAGGGCCAGCGCCGCCGCTTTCAACCGGGCGCGGGTAAGTTCGCAGGCAAGGCACGAAAGCCCCATTACGAACCCCATTCGATATAAGAACGAAGATACGACGCCGCTTGTTCCCAATCATAGCAGACGGCCCAACCATAGCCGACGCGCTTTGCGTATTCACCGAAGCTTCGTTGTTCGTCCGATACGCCGCCTTTTGCGGTTTCCGACTTCGGGCGTTCGGTCGGCTTCTTCATTTCGATATAAAGCCCGGCCCATTTCATCATCATTATTTGCGAATCTACGGGGCACGGTTCGTAAACAGGCCAAGGCAAGAACGTATCGGCTACGCCCTGCCGCACGCCTTCGGCCTTCAACTGCGCGCCGCGTATCTTGCGCGACTTGTCGTCGTCGCCGCGACTGCCGCCGTTCGGTATGGCGTGGAACCATTCAAGGGCGGGCACCTTCGGCGGTGCGTCCGGGTCGCGCTTTGGTAGCTTGCCGGTCTTCGACCATTCGTCGGCAACGTCGAAGCCGTGCAAGTATGCGACGGCAGCATAGGCAAAAAGCGCCGTTTGGTGCGCGTGTTCGGTGCCAGACTTGGCAAGGGTTGCGGGCGTCATGCGATGCCCCTTCGGTCACGACAGCGACCGCAGCTTTCGACGACTTCGCCCGTTCGCGGGTCGGTCACTTCGACAACGCGCGCGAAGTGTTCGCCGCAAAAATCACATTCACCCGGACGACCTGCGGGTATAGCTGCGGCCTTTCGGCAAAGTTCGCCAACCGTAAAGCTTAGTTCGTTTTCTATTCGGTCGGCTGTTTGGTCTACTTCGTCCGCCATGTTCTTTCGTTCCCCATGATAGAAAGAAGCCCCGACTATACAACAGCCGGGGCGCTTTTGTTAGTGTTTCGTCGCGGCCCCGCCTTCGCGTTCGGCCATTACACGCGCTACGGCCTGTTCTGGCGTTTCGCCTTCGCGCAGTTCGACGCGGATTGTTTCGACCTTAACGCCACCAAGCAAAGCGGCCAGCAACAGCCCCGCCAAGCCTTCCGGCATTTCGCCCCGGTCGTTCAGCAAGTCGGCGGCGTTCTGCAAGCGTTCGACGTGTTCGGGCTGGAAAGCGCCGGGGTTGGCTTGGTGGATTTCCTGCGCGACTTCCAGAACATCGCCCAAGGCTTCGGCCAACTTTTCGACCATCGGCAAAACTTCCGCCGTTACGGTTGCGTCGGCCTTCAAAAGACCGCGTTTAATATCGCATACGATGCACATTGTTATAACTCCTTGAAATGTCGGGAAACGCCCGGCGCGTGTTCGAATTATACGAACGTTCGTTGCTTCGTGTCAACCCTTGCGGTAACGAAGTTGTTTCGTCATTTCGCGCAGCCTTGCGACGCTTACGCCGCCGCTACTTTCGACACGAATAAAGCCGCTTTCGCGGTCATACGTGAACGACAGCGGGCGCACGCCGTAAACGGCCTTATACGCTTCGGCGTAGTCGTTGAACGCCTGTTGAACGGCCTTCGGCACGCTTCCAGCCTTGCGACGTTGCTTCGGCACTTTATGGCCGGTTTCGATTTCGTACATTGTTCGCCCCTTCTTCAATCATTACGACGGCTTGATAGCCTGTCTGGGTTGGTTGGATGGCAAAGGCGTTCGGATACTGCGCGCGAAGGCCAAGGTACGACGACCCATACACGCGAACCGGCTTGCCCACATTGGGCCGCGCTTGGCTGTTCATGCAATCCGCACGCATTCGAAACAGCCGTATTCAGAATGCCGAATAACCGCAAACTTCTTGCCGGTCTTCTTGCTGAACTGCGACGCGCCGTTTCGCAACGATGCTTCGTTACCTTCGGCCAACGGCACGGCGAACGACTGGCCGATTTTCAACAGCGGCCAAGGATACTTCGAACGTTGGTGCGTCAATTCGGCGTCAACGCCTAGCGCATCTTCGAACGACTTAATTTTGCTTCGCGCCTTCGGCGAACATTCGATTATTTCGTAAGACATTGCAAGCCCCTTTCGTTAGTGCGTGCCGGAATCATAGCCTTATAAAGTTTGTATGTCAACAACGTTATAACACAAAAAGCCCGTTATACGAATTGAAGGGGCTGTATAGCTGCTAAGTCCTTGATAAATAAAGAAATATAATAAATTTAATAAGTATAATAACTAAAAATCAATCTATATAAAGAAAGCTTAATTTATAACATTGGGCCG